TATCATAATATTTTTTATGTAAAAAAATTACTAATATTATTTACTTTGTATAACAGTACTGTTATAATATATACAAGAAGTTAAGAAAGTTAAACAACAAAAAGGAAGATAATATGAGAATAGAAAACAAAAAACTGATACTTGAAAACGAAGATGATATTAATGTTATTGTTGATATGATTATGAGTGATGAGTCATTTGATAAAGAAGATTCATTTATCAAAAACGGTAAAAAATATTACAAGCAAAGTTATACTGTTGAGATTGATAACGAAGAGTATGATTTTGTTGTTGATGTCAATTGGGAGGATGATTCTGAAACTGTTGATTTAGATATATTTGAAGGTCTTGAGCTTGATATAATATAATGAGTAAACAACAAACAAAAGCTAACTTAAAATATCGCAATAATAAAGATACATACTTCGAACAATATAAGTTTGAGTTTTATAAAAAAGATTCTGATTTAATAGAAAAGTTTAAACAAGTTCAAGGCAAAACAAAAAATGATAAGTTAAGAAATTTAATAAATAATTATTTTGGTAAACATTAACCAAAAAATGAAGATGATTTTTTTTCTAATTCTGATATACCATCGTTAAGCACATCTACTTGGTCATCATGCTTAGCGTTAGGGAATGTGAGTAGCTCTGGTATTAGTTCAGATAAATAACTAGCACCATCTAAAAAGTAAACTCTACCGCTAGCAATATAAGGTGCTGCATCATAAGCTCTTGTTATCTTATCGTTGTTTCTTTGTATTGCTTTAACTTGTATATTATTTTCTCTTTGAAGTGATTGAATTAATCCAGTACCACTAGATTTATCTTCAACACATAAATTTCTTAGCCTGCCGTTAGATAAATTTTTATGCTTCTCCCAAAATGATGTAGTCATTTGCTTTAGCTCTGGAGCTTCCCACTTTCCTCTCAGCTGGTCTATCAGATAAGCATCTTTTTCTTTAGTATATCCCCACACCTGCAATACACTATAATCATTTGCTTCTTTAGTTTTCATTGCCGTATCAGCAAACATTAATCTATATTTAAATTGAGGCTCTATTGTGTAATATTTAAACCAATCTTGCTTGTACAATCCACCTCCCTTAGGTGCTGGCGTCTGCATATATTGTCCAGCAAATACGTAAGGATTAGCACTTTCTATTCTACGCAAATCTTCTATAGAATGCTTATATTCCCACAAAGGCAATCCATCATCATCAATAGCTGGTATATTAAGATGTGTCCAATCTTCCCCATTACCGCCATTTAACAAAAAACCGCTCAAGTCTTCCTCGTGAAGTCTTTGCATAATTAGAATAATTGGCGTATCTTTTGAGTTTGTTCTGCTTTCTATAGTAGTTGAAAACCAGTCTATTACATTATTACGCATTGTATCGCTATTTGCTTCACCTGCTTTGTGCGGGTCATCTATAATTATTGCACCCTTGAAATTGGTTGACATACCACCAGCACCATATCCTGTTATAGTACCATCTGCACCAGTAGCATATACACAACCGCCTGCGTTAGTACGCCACTCATCCTTGGCATTACTATCGTTTCTTAGCTCTAATTCTCCAAATATTTCCTCAAAGGTTTCGCCCTCAACTATTGCTCTAGCATTCCATGTATTATTAGTAGCTAATCTCTTTGAATAGCTTGCATGGATAAATTCGCTATCGGGATAATTACCAATACACCAAGCAATGAAGTTGATAACTGCTAACTCTGTCTTTGAATATCTAGGAGGTATATTAATTATAAGTCTCTTAATATCACCTATCACAACTCGCTCAAGGTGTTCGCATATAACCTTATGGTGCCAATTTTCAACCCAGTCGATACCTTTACGACTTTTGAAAATAGTCTTTGAAAAAGTTAGTAGATCAGTTCTACAATTGACGATATCATTTATTTGCATGCATACTTTGCCTTGAGAGCTTCTGTGATTAAATCGCTATTGTTCTCTTTAGGAGTCATTGAACCATCACTTGATTGATGATCGACCTTAGTAGGTGCATTATACCCGTGCATGATGTTTAACTCTTTAACTGCTTGAGTCTTTTCTGCTGGTCTTGTATCATTTGCAAATGCTATTTTTGCAAGTATCTTGACGCTATGCTCTCTAGTCCACAGATTTCTATTAGCTAAACTCTTCTTTAGCTCATCTAACCTTGCTGTAACCTTGCTATCCGATAGCAATCTACTTGCGTTACTCCATACAGTAGCTTCTTTTGTATTTTCATTAACACTGTACGCCGTTTTATAGCTTCTAGTAGCATTACTGTCTTTTATATATTCTTGGCAGAAATGCTCTTGTTTGTTGCTTAGTTTCAATTTGTGCTATCTCCGTATTTTTTCAACTTATTTGTTAGCATTATAAATTTATCGTATGGTTTTTTTATGCATCCTTTGCCACTTCAACACTTTATTTATTTTATATGTTATTTCCAATATATTCAAAGCTCGCTGTTAATCTTGCATATGATGTTGAACCAGCTAAAACGCCTGTTTTAGATGTATCTTTTAGCCTGCTTGGCTTTCTTGTCATTATCCAACTTTTATTGTTCTTTAAACCATGAATAAACGATGGAGAACTTGTTACAAGAGAAAACCTGTATCCGTCTTTCTTGTATTTATCGCCAATAAAACTCATAAATCTAACACCAATGCCTATTCCTTGATAATCAGGCTTAACTACTATTCTGTGTACTCGTTTCATGTTTTTCAATTTTGGATGTGGGAAGTGTAATACACTACACCAGGCAACTGGTTGACAACCTATTTCAGCTATATATTTATGAGCTGATTTATTATGATCGTGATTCAAATAGTGAAAGTACATAAATTCTTTCCATTCTGATTGTTGAGCTTTTCTGATTGTAACTTCAATTTTTGGTCGCCTAAGAGACCCCCAATAAAACTCATGCGTATTAACATCATAAACCCAATCGGGCTCCATTGTTCAATGTCATAATGACACGATACAGCTATAAACTGTTTGTTCATTTTTCTTATAAACTTCTGTATAGCAGAGCTACCTATTTTTGCTACTTGTCTATCTACAACAGATGTAAACTCATCATAAATAATAGGTTTGTTTTCTTCTAATATAATTCTTGCTAATTCAGCTCTCATCTTTTGACCGTTAGACAATACGCTAAACGGTTTCAGCCAATCAGGCGGTGAACTAAATCCAACCTTTGACAATGATTCTGTTATTTCTTTTGCTGATAATTTTTTTGGAAAATCATCTACAACTGCATTTTCTGACCATTTAAAACCTTTAAATAAATTAAAGTCTTTGAATACTTCTTTAGCGATAGTTGTTTTTCCTGTACCAGATGCACCAACAATAAATCCTATATTCCATTTTTTATCTTCGATTGGTATATTTACATCAAACTCTTTTTTAACTTCGACCATATCAACATCAAACATACCTTTGACTTTTTCAGTTCTAAATGAATGATTTATCTTTGATTTAACTACAAACTTTGCACTCGGCATTTGTAACCCTCAGAATCTAGTCTATTAAATATTTTTTCTTGATCAGCTTCATCTTTGCAATCAATAACTACCGAAAATGTTTCATGATAACTTTCTTCTTTAAGCTGTTTATCTTCATCGACATCACTATCAAGACCCTCAACATCAAAATCAAAACCTAGCTCGCTAAAATCAAAATCTAATTCTTTCAAAGTTTCTAGCTCAATATTAAGCTTATCCATGTCCCAGTCAGAATTTTCTGCTATTTTATTATCTGCAATAACTAAAGCTTTCTTTTGTGCTTCTGTAAGCCCTGACACTAGCACGCAAGGCACTTCCTTAATACCTAATAACTCACACGCTAAAAGTCTACCATGTCCTGCGATAACATTGTTAAGGCTATCAATCAGTAACGGCGAAGTAAAACCAAATTCTTTAATACTCGATGCTATCTGTTTGACTTGGTGGTTACCATGAATTCGTGAATTATTCACATAAGGAACTAATTTTGAAACTTCTCTATTTTCTATTTTGTAATTTTTCTTGCTCACAATTGTCTCCTTGTGCAAAGTCCTGTTTAAAAGGCAGGAGGTGGACATTCCTCTTTTCGGGATATCTCCCTAGCCAAAATTAATAATACAATTATTTCGTTATAAAATCAATATTAATTTTTTACTCTTTCA